GGTTTCGGCAGGCAGGATGCCTCCCGTAGGATCTCATTATTGAGTCAGATTCGAATGAGTCTAAATCTGAATTGTGTGATATATTTTCTATTGCGCTCACTCGTGGAGCGTGGTAGTAGCTATCATCGACCCGTCTTATTTGACAAGTACATCGCATGCTGCGGTTAACCCTCCTGGGGTTGTCCTCTCTCTGCGTCCACATACGTAGAAATGACCGATTGGTCATCATCATTCCGCTTACAGGAATTTAGTCGCTTCATCTTGATGCCGTTATCCAACAGCATAAGGTGAGTCATATACAATGACCGAAGGTGCCCCCAATCTGGGACCACGATTCCGATCGGCAAGAATCGGAACTCTTCTATATCAGGAAGTTTTCCCTTGGCGTAGTATACGTCATCGTTGTTCGCTTCGATCAGTCGACCGACGGTACGCACGAATTGGTGCATACCTGCTTTGGTTTTTGTATTAAACCATTCGACGAGTCGATCGTCTTCTCCTCTGATCTGAGGTTCCAGACACATTCTGGCTGCGTGAATCAAGAGTGGTATCTTGAATTCTCTCGAAAGTTTTCGAGCTTCTTTTGACAGGGAATTTTCCTTTACCCTGTTCACCAGACCGTTGTCAAGCGTGATGATGTGAATCTTCTCGGAAGACGAACGCGTCATGGCTTCGATGATCGGATCTGTTTTGATCCGATATGGAGCACAAATCTTCAAAATTTCGGCCCAATCGTTTCGATTATATGCCGAGATCAATTGATCTGCAATTGAACCTATTGGTTCATCGAGAGTAATCTCGGATTCATCCTCGGAAGAATCTTCTTCCGGCCCGTTCGGAATCGGAGCTCCATGCTCCGGATCTTCCAATTGTAAGTGGATACGATATGGATCCATCAATTTATCGATCACATCGAGTTTAACCAATCTGGTTATTTCTTCTGTGTTGGTCATTTGACCACGCTTGTACATAGATTGTACAGCTGTGACGTACTCGTCTGAATAGAGGTCTCCTCGTTCATCCGAGATAATCCGAGCTTCTCGCTCAGGCTTCAGGATTGTTCCCTGTTTGTATATTGACTCATATCGAGCCAACGCGCGAAGTCTGTTTTCCGCGACACTGACGGTGGTCACTTCGCCCGTTCGCAACAGTAAGGTTGCGATTGTATTTTGGTCACTTTTGTGACTGCTTCTGACGATACCATCGTCGAAGACCACAGGTTTGATCTGTGATATTAGTTCTTGAACGTGTGCGGTGACACCGCTTCCCGTTGTAATGAACTCGTCTCTTTCTCGGAACTCCTTCCAATCGCCATTCATTGGCGTATCCTTGAATTTCTTCAAGAAATCACCCACTTGACTGTTGGTGACCTGACATCCAGATCTCTCCTGATAACGAATTGCGCTTCGCACCGTTTCGTCTGTACATGGGTACGGGAGAGGGAAACTGTTCCCACCTAGCCGAGTATCAATACACGGCAACTTTCTGGAGTTATAACACGATGCACTTATAGCCATCGGTAGTGTCCAGAATTGGGCCAAGAGTTGCCCTCTGGGGTTTGTCTGATAATACCTATATTCAGACATATATGCCGCCCATCTTCCTTCTGGTGGCGGAAACCAACCGTTTCCTGCTTTTGCGTAAGGTGTAGTTAACTTCCTTCGCGGAACGAGGACTTCGTTCAGTATATCGTTATGATTAACGATTGCAGCAACCGTGGGAATCTGCAAAAAGGATCTGGGAAGTAACCCCACCTCTTCAGAATAGATAAAAATTCTGTCTTTATTCGACACGAATGTGTCAGGCCAGGACGTTTTAAGCCCTATAGCTTTTACGCCATCAAGATAATGGCATATATATTGGTTTCCCCGATAGACGATAATAGCATCGTCACCGTTGAAGTTCCCTAAACTGGGCGTGTTTGCAATTTTGCATGCACTTCGATAGCAGTAAATATTTGCTAACATAAGGACTAGCTTTGTAAGCGGGTCTCCCATCATCCAACCTACTGAAGAGGTTAGTCGTTCTCCCTCATATAGGAGGATTCTGTCTGCACAGAATAAGTTTATCGATAAGATGATAAGACCGCGAATGCGGTCGAATACGGGATCCGAAAAGAAACCCATTAGTAGTCGTCTTGCGACATCTTTCCGACCGGAGTCGGAAGCCTCAGTCAAGTCCGAGGCAAATACAGACCATGCGGTCTGTTCCGAGTCATTCATATACTCGGGAAGCTCGTCTAATTGACAGACGAATCTGAAGGCCAGATTGCCTCCTCTCATTGTATTCTTCGCTTCGCGAAGTTGACTGATCGCATCGAGACCGATGTCCGAAATAACAGACAAGAGGATCTGGTACGCTAATCTGCCTACCGATGCGGAACGAGATTTACTTATCTCTAGGACCGTCAACGGTCTGATTTCCAGAACACTTGCTTCTGGTTTCGGCATTAAGCCGTCGCACTCACTGAGGACGTCTTGGATTGCACACGAGAGTGTTGCATTCCCTACTTCTTGAACTTCTGTTCGGGTAACCGTCATGGTTGCCATATCGTATACGGGAGTTTCCTCCTTGACACGGTCTGCATATAATGCGGTTATGGCGGCAGCAGTGCCGCCTTCGGCTGTAGTAGCTTCTATCTTAGCTGAAGTATTCAGCAGTATCGTCAAAGGTCGACTCAGGTCGACGTTACCTGCGATTTCATGTGAAATTTCCGCTCCGAACTGTTCTAGCTCGGTCAATAGCCTTTCGCTAATAGGCATAGGTGGCGTTGTTAAAGTTGCAACCCATTTCTTTAATGACTGTTTTGTCATTTCTTCGGTGGCTACTGTGTTCGCTCTGGATTGCCAGAAGAACCTCGCGACCGTTAATATAGTGAGAATTGGCGCTTCCGCTTTCTCTAGCCACTCAATAACTTGACATTGGCTATTGTGGATCACATGTGATCCTCTCCCTTGTGGAAAAGGGAAAAATGAAGTATCTGGTTCTTCGTCGGACGTATTGTCCGATGCTCGACCTGACAGTCGCAACTCCGATGTATACGGAGGTCTGTATTTCCCGTTTGAACTTCGGGGACAATGCATCTCTCTGCGATGCGGATCGGGGTCGTTATCGACCCGGCGATTCTTCGCCGTTGCGACATGCTTCAATGCGTGTTTCGCCTGGGTTTTATAACCCGCTATTGTGCCTCCTGTACTTTCGAGAAGACTGAACAAGAGCATCACCGAGAGAGTCTCGACGATATGAAGGGTGGCAGGCATCACCTGCCCACGGACCCGGAGCCAAACATTTTGTTGCTTCGGTTTTCCGAAAATCAGTAACGGGACAATTTGTTGCGTATACATGATCTGCCAATCCAGCAGAATCCGCGGCCATTGCCGCAATTTGTCAAGTTTATCTTGACGACAATATACTGCTCCTTTAAGCATTTCTATTGTCTTCCGGTAGGACTCTCTGTTCCTCTTGCTTCGTACAATCGATCTTTCGGGCGTATTGTTTCGCTCTAAGAAGGATGCAATCCAGCTTTCGACTCGTTTTCGATTATCATTCGTTGACGGTAGCGACAACAAATTTGTGACATTGTAGTTAATGTCAAATTCGAGTTTGTCTCCATTGATGAGACTGTCCAACAAGTTTGTTGGAAGCGTACGGTCCGGAGGACCAATTTGTGCACATAGCGGTATGTGAAGCTGCGCAGCAGCAATCTCAAACGCCATTCGGTGAAACTTTTAAGGATCAGAAGATCCTATCGAAGCAATCGAACCCAAGGAGAAGAAACTCCTGAG